ATAGTGGTGGTGGGATAATGGCACAGTTCGCGAAACTGAATCATCTCTCTCAGGTTATAGATGTGACGCTTGTGAGCGATATTGACGCCCCCGATGAAGCGGCTGGAATCGCTTTTCTTCAGTCGATCTTCGGTGGAGAGTGGGTTCAGACATTTGAGTTTGATCTGCCGTACCCCGATCCCTACCCTCGCGGGAAGTATGCCGCGATTGGGGATACTTGGGACGTATCAAATCAGGTATTTGTTCCTCCGCCGAATCCACTTTTAGGAGAATGAGTGCCTCTCCCCGCAAATCCGTCTTACTCTGACCTGTCGGCAGCATTCGATACCTACGGGGCAATGAAGCAGTCCTACGCGAGCGAGACCTTCGATGAGCAGGTTCCGCTAGGAGTCTTCGTGCTGACGGAAGTGAATGTGTCTGACGGTTCTAGCGGGGCGACGATGGATCTCGTCGGCGTGGATCGCTCTATTCGCGTGTCGAAGAGTCTATGGATAAACCCGTACCCGATCTCTGCTTCTACGAATCTCGGTGATGCGATCAGTTTGCTCTTGTCGGATCGGTGGGCTGATGTCGAGACCGATTTCCAATCGACAAGCCAGACAGTTCCGGCGATTGTCCTTGGCCTGCAGTCTGGCGGCTCGGGGCAAGACCCGTGGCAGGACGCTCTGAAACTGGCGACGGCTGGCGGTTTCGATCTGTATTTCGATGGGGATGGGATCGCAGTCCTTACGCCGACGCCTGACCCGTCGGAGCAGACCCCGGTTGAGGTGTATGAGGAGGGGCCAGAGGCGATGATTCTGGACGTGTCCCGGCGCATAAGCACGGATCAGACGTTTAACGGTGTCGTTGTGACGGGTGAGGGGACAAACGTGGCGACCCCGGTGCGGGTGGTCGCGTTTGATGAGGACCCCGCTTCGCCAACCTACCGTTATGGGGCGTTTGGGGAGCGGCCCACGTTTGTGTCGTCTCCGCTGATCACTTCAACGGCGGACGGCGTGGCGGTGGCAACGGCTCAGTTAGCGAAGGTAAAGGGTGCTGAGGAGAACGTGGAATGGGTTCAGATCGCTGACCCGTCGCTTGACGCGGGGGACGTAGTGGAGATCCGTAACACGGGAACCCGGTTGAGTAAGGTGGTGGTGCTCGATAAGGTGTCGGTTCCTTTGACCCCGGCGGGGACGATGAAGGCGACCGCTCGGACGGTTCGGGTGCTGCAGGAGTCGGCATGATCGGGCTCGATTTCCAGAGCATTGTGGGGGATTTTAAGAGTCCTCCAGCGAATCTGAGGCTCCGGTTTGGGCAGATTGTGTCCGTGCAGACGGGTAGCGTGACGGTGACGGTGGCGGGTTCCACTGTCACTGTTTCAGGTGTCCGCTATCTGAACTCCTATTCGCCCTCGGCTTCAGCGACCGTGGCGATGCTCACGGATGGGCTCGATTTGCTGATTCTCGGGGCTATCGCGTAACGGTAGACTAGACTCACCTTAGGAGGACCCTATGCCTGTAACCCCAACGTATAGTCTGCCGTACCCGCAGGACTCTGATCCGGTGGACGTGGCGGGCGATATTGAGGCGCTCGCGCTTGCCGTGGATACGGCTATTGGTGGGGGCGGCGGGTCCACTGGAGGGTTCAAAACTTCTTTTCTGTTGATGGGAGCATGACGTGGCTGAGACTCTGAAGGTGCTTGGGCAAGTGTCGGGGACCGCTGCCGCGTCCACGTACACGGTTGTTTACGCTTGCCCGACCGCGACAACCGCTGTGGTTTCTACTATGGCGATTTGTAATACGGCGTCCACATCGGCAACGTATCGGCTTGCAATCTCGTCCGCCTCTGCTGCCCCGACCGCGAGCGAGTTCCTCGTCTACGGGGCTACGGTAGGGGCGAACGACACTGTTTTCCTGACGCTTGGCGCGACGCTGACAGCAACGCAGAAGTACCTGAACGCTTCCTCCTCGGCATCTACCGTCTCGTTCTCCGCGTTCGGAGTCGAGGTCGCTTAATGTCTGTTAGGAGAGCCGCTTTCTTGGGCCTGTCGAATCTGTATACCGCCCGCAATCTAAAAGCATGGAATCCTTCAGCGCTAGGTTCCGGGGCAGGAGCGGCATACACGGAAGTAGGCGGCTATGGGATTTGGACATTTGCGACCGCCGGATCGGGCACATTTACTGCAACATCGAATATTAATAGTGTCGAATATCTCGTAATCGCAGGCGGAGCCGGTGGCGGTGGTCTACAGGGTGGAGGCGGGGGCGCTGGCGGTTACCTGACATCCACTCTAAACGTGGCCCTTAACATTAACTACACGGTTACGGTAGGTGCTGCAGGAAGCCTTGGTAATGGGGCCTCGGGGCTGAGAGGGGGAGCAGGGGGGAATAGTGTGTTTTCATCTATCACAAGTACCGGCGGCGGGGGAGGCGGAGGTGGCCTAACAGACCGTACCGGCGCTAATGGGGGATCTGCTGGCGGTGGATCTGGCCCAAATAATGGCGGAGCAGGGACAGCCGGACAAGGTAATAACGGGGGAAATGGCGCGTCCGCGCAAGCGGGTGGTGGTGGCGGGGCGGGAGGCGTTGGTGGAGCAGCCGTAGCAGATACTAGTTCAGGGAGTGGCGGGGCAGGACTCTCCTCTTCTATAACGGGCTCCGCGGTTACCCGCGCTGCAGGAGGTGGAGGAGGCTCATCCACTGGAACAGCAGGTAACGGAGGGACCGGCGGTGGAGGTAATGGAGGTAAAACTGGAGCCGCAACGTCGGCCACGGCGAGCACGGGCAGCGGTGGCGGTGGCGGTGGGGGTTCCGGCGGCTCATTTGATGGTGGGGCTGGAGCAGGCGGCATCGTCGTTATTCGATATCTCCTCTAATGCCTCGCTGGAAAGCCACTGAGCAACTCCTCCACCCCGTTAAAGATGGTGAACTGTTTAACGAAAACTGGATGAACTACGATTCCATCTTTGAATACATGCCAGAGGCAACTCCGTGGATAGAGAAACGGACTCCTCGCATAGACGAAATTGAGGTTTGGGAAGTTATCTCAGAGGTATCTAATGGAGCGGGATTTGTCGGCGTCTATGCGGCTTGGCAACCGCACGCGGAACTCTATGTCGTCACACATAAGTGGCGGATCGTGGAGGAATTCTCCGGCTGGAACGCGAATAAGCGGCTAGAGGCATTCCTGATCGCGAACCAGATTCCCTATCCGCAGGGGCCAGATGAGCCAATAGTCGAGTTCTCCCCGTCTATGATCGTCTTGTGAGGGTTGCTCTAGTCTCCGCCTGTTACGGCGCTTACGATCCGATCCGGGCTCTCCCTGAGGGGCACGGTTTCGATGACGCGGTATTTGTCACTGACTCCAAAGATGTTGCAACAGAGGGCTGGAGAGTCGTGGTCGAGCCTTCGGAAGAGGCCCCACGGCTGGCAGCGAAGCGTCCAAAGATGATGCCGTGGTTATATACCGATTGTGATGCGGCAGTGTGGCTTGATGCCTCGTTCGAGGTCGTGGATAGTGGCTTCTCGAAGTGGGTGCGCCCGCTTCTGGAGGCGAACGACTTCATCGTGTGGACTCATCCTGAGGGCAGGTTCGGGATTGAGCAGGAGGCCCCGGTCTGCTGGGATTGGCCTAAGTATGCGGGCTATGACATGAGGGGCCAGTTAGCGGCTTACATGGCGGACGGGATGCCTGAGAGGTGGGGCCTCTTCGCTTGCGGCACTGTGGGGTGGAGATTCACGGAGGAGGCGCAGAGGCTCGGCGAACTGTGGCTGGAGGAGAATCGGCGGTGGTCGATTCAGGATCAGGTGTCGTTGCCGTACCTGTTGTGGCGGGAGGGGAAGCGGTTTGGGGTGTGGCCTGCAAACGAGTACCAGAATCCGTTTGTGCGGCTGAGGTGGGATGAAAGGCCAGATCCTCAGAAGTAGCGTTGCGCTCCGGGTTGGCGGTCCATGTCGGGCCAAAGTGATTCGTCTTGTGTCGCGTGTCCCCAATAGTGGATTGCGATGGTGTCCTCATGGAATGTCGGCTGACTATTAGGAAGATACGGATTGCAGTACCTCGCAGGCCAAATAGTGATGTTTGGGTATTGCCGTTGGATGATGTCCGTGAGATGCCTAGGGCCCGTGACGTAATCCATGCTTCGCCCGCTGGCGTTCTGCACGGAGGCCGGAATCGCCTCGATAACAGCGTTCAGGGCCGGATGATGGGGGATTGCTGCCATGAACGCATTTGAGATGAGCGTCCCGTCGATCTCGTATGCGAATACTGCTTTGTGGTCGCAGAAGTCTCCGGGGAGCGGCTTTATTGGCTTCATGTCGCAGTTCACGTAAAGCCCGCCATTCTGGTAGAGGATCTCATACGCGGCAATGTCGGCTTGCGTGACCTGAATCATGGTCGCCTCTTTTGCGTCGCCCCTCTCGGGAGTCCATGTCACGCCGCACCCGTCGAACTCGGTCTGGTTCCGTAGCGGGGGGAGGGTCTCATATGTCCAGTCGATTAGGTCCCATTCTGGATTTAGTCGTCGCCAATCCTGCCCGTATTCGGCGTATCGGGCTGGCATGTCACGGGGGCCGAACCATATCCGGTGGATTACTTTGGGGATCGCCACGTTATTCCCTCGTTCTTCCTGAACCATTCGACGGTGAGCCCGATACCTTCCGTCAGGCTCTTAAACCCCGTTGGGTCCACTCCGATGCTGGCGAGCGTATCCGTGTCCGCCGAAACGACTGTGCCGAGTTGCTTCAGGATTCGGCGGGCATGGATCGGATTAAGGTCGGGACAGGTGGATAGAACCGCGCTGATTATCTGCTGCACAGCGTCAGGGTTCGAGAGGGGGCCCCCTTCGGGCTCTCCGGGCCTCATGGGGACGCTAACTATGTCCGCCCCTCCTACGGCGTCAGATACGGCGTTCGCTACGTCTAGGACCGTGTGAGGGGCGATATTGCCTACGTCGATTGGGAAGTCGGGGATGAGTCCGTCTTTGGCTGATTCGAGCGCATGCACGAAGCAGTGCGCCACGTCCTTCACGTAGACCGAATCAGAGTATTGGACCCCTCCCCCGTACAGTCTCATGGGATCGCCGGATAGCGCCGCGCAAACGAAGGACGGGACGATCTTGCGGACCTTAGAAGAGCCGTATGGGGAGGGCGCTGACTGTCGCGGCCCATAGGCGTTCATGGGGCGAACCGCGATGATCTTGCTACCGCGATCCTCTCGATACATGGACACGAATTGCTCGCCCGTCGTCTTTGTAATGCAGTAGGTTCCTCGCCCAATACCAGAGTTTCCTACGGCGGCGAACACGCACGGGATGTCATATCGAGTGATCGCCTCGAATACGTTCAGGGTGCCAATGATGTTCGTTTCGGCGGCTGGACCCGGATTGTCAATCGTCTCCGCAGTCCCTAACACAGCCGCAAGATGAATGATGCCGTCTACGTGTGCCGCAAGTTCCTGCACGATCGTGGCATCACGAACATCGCCGTAAAGCCCCGAGCCCTGCCCCTTATGGTCGAGGATAAGTGCTTCATGCCCTCGCTCATGCAATGCGTCGGTGACCCACCCGCCAATGAAGCCGTAGCCTCCAGTAATACCGATCTTCACGTAATGCTCCTCACTGCCTCTCGCCAATACTGATCGTCGGCCCTCAGCGATATGTTGCCGCCATGAATCCGGTATTCGTAATCTATGGTGCCTGAAGGCCGGAATATGGCTCCCGCTCGGGCCGCTTCCCTCCAGAACGCCCAATCCTCATAAATCATGTCCCGGTAGTGGTTCTCCTCCCAAACCCATCTTCGGAAGGGGGAACCGGAGAACACGAGATTCTCGGTGGACTGCAGGACCTGTTGCCCGGTTACGTTGTTCGGGGGCATGTCTCGGCCCTGTAGGTGGATGCCGAACATGAAGATGTCTGACGGGTAGTGATCCATGCCGTTAAAGGCGTGGGGGTAGATGATGTCGTCCGCGTCCATCTTGCAAATCCAGTCCGTGTGAGTTATCGCGATTGCGTCATTCACGAGGACTTGGGGGTGATGGATGGGGACACGGGGGGAGATCACCCATACCGCGCCGGGGACGTATTCAGAAACGTGGTCTGCGATTACCGGATTCACCTCATCGGTAACAATCGTTACCTGCTGAGGAACTGTCTGGAGTGCTCCGACCGCCTCAGCCCATTCAGGCAGGAACGCCCGATAGGTGGGCCCATAGGCGACGGTGACAACCCCTATCGTCACAAGGCGTCCCACGTCTTGCGGTCGATTACCCCGGTCACTTTCAGTCCCCGACCGCCTTGGAACTGGCGGACTGCGAGGGTGACTTCGCGGTCGAATCTGCCGTCGAGATCGCCCTCATAAACGCCATGCTTCATGAGTTTCGACTGCGCCCACATTACGAGGATTCCGCGATCCCCCGTGTCGAGGGGGTGCCGGAATGGGTAGCGGTCGGCTACTTGCGCCGGGGTTTCGGTAACGTGCTCCATAGGTTTCCGTGATCGTGCCGTCATATCAGGTATCCTAGAGGCTTAGAGGAGGTTCCCCATGAATCCTAAGTTGTCTGCCGCCCTGAAATCCTATGCGAAGGTGTTCATCGCCGTCGTCCTTGGGATGTTCCTTGCGGACGGGGCAGACCTGTTCGCTGTGGACATGCAGGACCTTCGGACGTGGCTTGCTGCAGGATTCGCCTCAGTGCTGCCGCTCCTCATCACGGCCCTTGACCCGTCCGATCCCCGGTTCGGGAAGGGCAGCGAGTGAGCGTCACAGACGGCATCCTGATTGCCGGGGCCATTGTCGCGGCCCTCACCGCAATCGGTATTTTCGCCCACCGGATTTACAAGATAGCGAAGCGTATTGACGGGGCTCTCGGGGTGGACTCTGAAGGGAGAACGATCTCGGACAGGCTACAGAGGGTAGAGCACCAACTATTCCCAAATGGGGGTTCCAGCCTCACGGATAAGATCAACAGGATTGAGCACGAGCAGAGGCAAATGAAAGGCGAGATCTCCGCTTTTAAGGAGATCCTGACGCTGCTGTTAAAGAGGGAGAGCACTCATGGCTAAGACGATTTCAGGACATACCGCTATCAGATTCAGCGCCGACCCGCGCCTTCGTAAGGCCTACGTGCCGGGTCGCCCTATCTGGCTTCGAACGGCCCGCCCCTATACCCCCCTGTTCCTTCGGCTCGCCGTGCTCCTCGATCAGGTAGAGCCGCTCCTTGCCCGCAATACGTGGTCCTACAACTATCGCGAGCCGCGCATGGGAAGCGGTATTTCGGATCACGCGGGCTATGCGATCGACTGTTGGAGCGACGGAATCGGGGCGCACACGTGGCCTTCGAAGATGCCGAAGGATAAGGCGGCGCGTATCTCCGAGATCCTGAAGAAGTTCCGCACCGATGACGGCAGGCTCGTATTCGGTTGGGGAGTCTGTAAGCGGAGCCCCGGAGTCGATTACCCGATTGTGTACCGCCTCGTCGCTTCGAACGACCCGATGCACTTCTATATTGCTCCCGGCATTACCGCGAAGGATGCGGCTCAGGTGATCCGCGACATGGGAATCCGCCCCGATGGAACAATCCGCGACTAACCCATCCTTACGGGAGGCGCTCGCGAATGTGAGTCTCCCTCAAATCGGTATTCGCTGCTTCACGTGTACCGTCATGGACGACATGACTCCAGAGGATCTACAGGCATTCACGGAGGCGATGGGCAACAAGTCGCTATCTAATAACGCTATTGCTACGGCGCTGGTGGCGGCGGGGTACAAGGTCTCTCGCGGATCTCTTGCACGTCACCGTCGGCAAGAGTGCAAGCCGGTACAATGATGATGGGTTGAGCGTGCTCCCCAAGGCCCCCGGCGGTCCCCTCGCTGCCGGGGGCCGCACGTTGTCCGGGTAGAAAAATATTTGCTCGACACGCTTGACGTGACGGGGGCGACGCACTACTCTTGGGGTATCGGGTCGAGGGGCCCGATAGAGGGGAACCCCATGAAGCAGGTACAAATCACCGGATACAAGATCGACGCGGACAAGCCCGCGGATAACTACAGCAAGTGCAACGCACGGGTGCTTGTAGATCAGATCGGGCGCGGCAACGTCATGGCAATCTCAGGTGGGCGCGTGCTCGTGGCCCACGAAGGCGTGCTCCTGCCCGTAGCCAACGGCTACTGGGTTACCGTCCACCTCACCTCCGCCGACACCTACGTGGTTCGCCGCGCCTATCACCGGGCAGGCAAGACGACGTGGAAGCAGGAGTGGGAGGACGTGTACGCCGATCAGGTCGGCGCAATCGCCTACGAAGCGTCCCTGTCGTGACGGCGCGGCAACTGTCAGCCCTGCTCCGTATCGTGAAGGGAATGGACCCGCTGGTCCTCTCAATCCTCGCGGAACGGGCCCATGAGGGAGATTTCATGGATAAGGCTATTCGGGCCGTCGCCGCTGGAGAACTGGAGTGGAGGATGGAATGTCAGACGAACTGAGAATCGACACGCCGGAGAAGGCGGCGTGGGCGATGAGGAAATACCGCGTGCTCGCGCAACGCAGGAGCCAATACGAGGCCCTAGCAGAGGCGGAAGGTCGCCGCATACAGGAATGGCTCGACCGCGTAACAGAGCCGCTAGAGGGTCAAATGGAGTTCTATGGCGGGCATCTGCAGGCGTGGGCTATGCAGGAGCGGGCGCGAGGCCGGAAGTCTACGGATCTTCCTGACGGGAAGGTCTCGACCCGGCAATCGACTCCGACGCTAGAAGTCGATAAGAGCGCATTCACTGAATGGGCTCAGGGGGCTAACCGGGAGGATCTTCTTCGTGTCACCTATGCCCCTGACATGGCCCGCATTAAGGAGTCCGTCGTCGTGAATGGAGCGGACGTGCTCGACCCCACGACAGGGGAAGTCATCCCCGGCCTTATGCCAGTACCCGAACGAGTAACAGTCAAGATCGACCCGGACATGAACGCTATCGACCTAGAGGGAATCGAGGAAGAAGATGAGTGACCAGAAGCCTGCAATCCACGAGGCGCTTTCGAACGTCATGGAGGAAGTTAAATCAGTCGCAAAGAAAGATCGCAACGAGTCTCAGCGGTTCAACTTCCGGGGAATCGACGCTGTAGTGAACGCTGTCGGGCCTGCCCTCCGCAAGCACGGAGTGGTGGTTCTGCCGGAGGTGCTCGATCACCGCTACGAAGTCGCGACATCTAGCGGCGGCAAACCGATGGGACACGTCATCGTGAAGGTTGCCTACACGTTCATCGGGCCGACGGGTGATTCGCTCCGGTGCTCTGTCATGGGCGAGGCAATGGATATCGGCGATAAGGCGACCCCGAAGGCTATGTCTGTCGCTTTCCGTACCGCGCTCCTGCAGGCGCTTACCCTGCCGACGGATGAGCCGGACCCCGATTCGGAGTCTTACGAGCGGGGCGAGCCGAAGCAGCAGAAGGCGGCGAAGCCGTCTGCCGACGGCGCGAAGGTGCCTGATCTCGTGGCCCGGTTCGCTGACGCCGAATCGGCGGAGGATCTCGCGGCGATTTCGCAGGAGATTCCAGCCCTCGACATCTCGAACGCTGAGAAGGAGACGCTCCGACGCGCCTACGGTGCCGCGAAGCAGCGCATAGACGGATAGTGTGAGCCCCCGCGACCGTGGAGGGTCCGGGGGCGAGACCGGCTGAAGGGAGCCGATATGACAGAGAATATCAGCGACACGCCCGAGAATGGGCATCAACTCGCTGTCGAACAGCCTAACTATGAGCGCATCCCTCACTGGGTTCTATTCCACCCGGATGCGAGCGCGAACGCGGTTCGCCTGTATCTCGTGCTGCAGTCCTACGCAATGGGCCGGGCATCCTCTTTCCCGTCGCGGAGGGCAATCGCGGATCGAATGGGAGTGAGCATCCCGACGGTGGACGCCGCAAGGGAGGTCTTAGCCCGGATAGGGGCGCTGACAGAACAGCCCCGCATGGACGACAAGGGCGATCGGTCCTCGAATCTCTACACCCTCAGGTGGCAAGAATCTTCAGGGGGTCGTCAAGAATCTTTACCACCCCCTACCCAAGAATCTTTACGACCGTCGTCAAGAAAGTTGTATAGGGAAGCAGACATACCTAAGACAGACATATCTGAAGCAGACAGTTCTCTCGTCCAAAAGCCGGTCGATCTCGACTCTGACCCCGAATGGCTCTCATTCTGGAAGGCCTATCCCCGAAGAGACGACAAGGGTCATGCTCGGAGAGCGTGGATGAAAGCACTACGGAAGGCACCCGCTTCCGATATCATCGCGGGGGCGGCACGCTACCGGGACGATCCGAACCGGGAGGCAGGATTCACGGCTCTCCCCGCGACGTGGCTGAACGGTGAGCGGTGGCAAGACGGCCCTCTGCCGCCCCGTGAGGGCCGAAGCGAGCGCAAGGTGACGGAGGTACAGGGCATGATCGAACGGGCCGCTCAGAGGGACGCACAGCGCCAACAGAGGGCAATCTCATGAACGAGACGGAGACCGCGATCCTCCTCGCCCTCGCGAACGGGCACGATCAACGGCACGGAACAGACGACGTGAAGGTTCAAGCGTGGTACGCCCTGTTCTCGCAGGAGGCCCCCGGAATGACCTACGAATGGGCTTCCGCCCGCGTGAACTGGCACTACGCCCGAACGACCGACATGCTCATGCCCGCCCATCTTGTGACCGCATGGAGGAATGAGCGGCACCGGGAGATGGAACGCATGGCATTACCGTCCGGGGGCGGCATACCAATGCCGGACTACGTGAAGGAGGAAATGCGGAGGCTGAGGCGCTAATGGAATGCTTGAACTGCGGGGAGCAATTCGACAACATCGGCTGCCGCTGGAGATGCCCCCATTGCGGGCTGAAGCACTCATGCTGCGAAGGAGACCCCGCATGACCCGCCAGAAAATGCCACAAGCCACGATCCGTTCCGTCACCGATCGCTCGCAGAACAGGTGCGAACGGTGCGGCACGCAAGACTCCCTCCGATGGAGTTTCCACCACCGAAAGCCTCGGGGAATGGGCGGCTCGAAAGACCCCACCATAAACAGCCCCGCTAACATCCTTCTGCTCTGCGGATCGGGCACAACCGGCTGCCACGGGTGGGTTGAGTCTCATCGGGAACAGGCATACGAAGAGGGCCTCCTCGTCCATCGAAACGATGACCCGGACGAGATCCCGGTAACACTCCGATACGGAACAGTATGGTTAGATGCCGTAGGAGGGGTGCAAGCGTGCTAGATTCAGGACATGCGGTTCGAACTCACTTACGAGAACAGACCGCTCACCACGAACGCGGAGAGGCGGGGGAATCGGTGGGGCAGGGCCGATCACGTGAAGCACTGGAGGGACACGTTCGCGTGGCTCGCCAAAGCGGAGCGGATTCCACGTATGGCATGGCTCGACATCACGGCACAACCGACGCAAGCACGCGGCAGGCTGCAGGACACCGCCGCCTGCAACCCGTCGGTCAAGGCGGCAATAGACGGGCTCGTGGACGCCGGAATCGTCCCTGACGACACCGGCACCTACGTCCGCAAAATCACGTTCCTCCCGTGCCTGAGAGGACCGGACAGACTAACCCTGATTATCGAAGGAGAGAGGGAATGCCAAGACCACTGAGGAAGCCGAACGATCACGAGCGAGCCGAACTCGACATTATCAAGGACATTAACGAGACGATCACCCGGAACATCGAACGGAATAAGGCCCTCTCCCGAGACCGCCGGGAACGGGTAACGTCCATGATGGAACGGGGCTGGAGCATGTACGGCATCGCTCTGGAAACCGGGATCACCCCGAACACGGTGAAACGGATTGTGGAGTCACGCGGCTCGGAGGCCGCAAGTGCAGATTCATAAGGTGCCAATAGGGTCGATCATCCCCGACCCGGAGAACGCGAGACGACACCCGCAACGGAACATCGAAACACTCATGGGAAGCCTCAGCATGTTCGGGCAACAGCGCCCCCTCGTGGTATGGCAGAACGTCGTCATCGCTGGCAACGGCACCCTCGAAGCAGCACGAGCCCTCGGCTGGAGCGAAATCGAGATCACCCGCGTCCCGCCCGACTGGGATTACGACATGGCCCGCGCCTACGCCCTCACAGACAACAGGACGAGCGAACTCTCCCATTGGGACCCTCAGGTACTCGCCGACCAGTTACTCGAACTCGACGCGGTGGGATGGGATGTCTCCGATTTTGGATTCGCTGCACTCCAGCCACCGACCGACCCTGAACCGCTGCCAGAGATCCCATTCGGGGCCCCTTGCCCGACGTGCGGACGTTTCACGTGAAACATGACATTCGAAGAGTCGAGGAAGCGGTTATCCGGCCCTACATGGGGGCAGGCAAGAAAGAAGGACTCTCGTTCGTCCCTAAGACGGAATACGCCATGCTGTACGTGGACGACGAGCCCGCAGGCTTCTGTGGCCTTCGATATCTCGGCAACAGGGCAACGTACAGGAACCTGTACGTGCGCCCACTGTTCCGGGGTCAAGGGCTAGGGGCCACACTGATCCGCTACCAGATAAGCCGTTCCCGCGAGATGTCAATGCAGTTCGCTATCGCCTACACAAACCCAAACAGCCTGCGCCTGTACCTCGGATGCGGAGGCGTCCTCATGGACAGCGACAGGTTCTACGGGCTTGTCCACTTCGACCTGAAGGACCATTACCGGGTGAGGGGACTATGAAGGTCTACAGGAAAGAGACCGTTCTGGAGGCCGCGCTCGACCGCATCCGATGGATCTTCGATGAGTTCCCGAACGTGATCGTCTCGACCTCGGGCGGCAAGGACTCCACTGTCGTGTTCGAACTGACCCGGATGGTCGCCCGCGAGAAAGGTCGCCTCCCCCTGCGCGTATTCTGGCTTGACCAAGAGTGCGAGTTCGAGGCAACCGCCACCTACCAGAAGCACATCATGTACCAACCGGACGTGGAACCGTGGTGGTATCAGATCCCGTTCCGGCTGCAGAATGCGACATCCTCCGATTCCCTATGGCTCGACGCTTGGGGAGAGGGCGCAGAATGGGTTAGGGAGAAGGACCCGATCGCCCGCCACGAGAACATCTACGGCGTGGACAGATTCGTGAAACTCATGGAAGCGATCGTGGCCCACGAGTTCGCCGACACGCCGACAGCCGTCCTCACCGGGGTTCGCGCTGAAGAGTCACCCGTCCGGTTCATGTCCACCACGGGGAGCGCAACCTATAAGTGGGCGACATGGGGCAACGTGATCTCGAAACCCCTCGACCACTACAACTTCCACCCAATCTATGACTGGTCTTACATTGACGTGTGGAAGGCGATCCACGACCACGGCTGGACCTATAACACGCATTATGACGCGATGCACCGCTACGGGGTGCCCGTCAGGAAGATGCGGGTCTCGAACTACCATCATGAGACCGCCGTCCATGCCCTGTTCATGCTGCAGGAAATCGAGCCCGCCACGTATGAGGCGGCAACCCGCCGGATCTCCGGGCTGGACACGGCGGCGAAACTCGGCAAGGACGACTACTTCGTGTATGACCTCCCATTCATGTTCACCTCATGGCTGGAATACCGGGACTACCTTCTGGAGCACCTCATCACAGAGGAGAAGTACCGGACCCGGTTCGCTAAGAGGTTCGCGAGCATGGAGCGCCGCTACCCGCACGCCGTGGGCCCCGCCCTCTACAAGGTCCAGATTAACAGCATCCTCACGAACGACGTGGAGATGACGAAACTGTCGAACTGGGAATCCCATAACTTCACCACGGCTCGACTAGCAGAGCAGGAGGATTACCGTGGAACCATCGCTTGACGAGATGCTGAACACGCTGACGGTCATGATTGAGAAGGCCCCTGACCGGCAGGAAGCGATCGCCACGGTTCGGGAGCGCCTCGCTGCCCTATCGCCCCGCTCGACACAGCCCATTGACCATGTGCGTTGGGTCCCGGTGGAGATGGTGCAGGCGAACGACTACAACCCGAACTCGGTTGCGAAGAATGAGATGCGGCTCCTGTATGTCTCGATTAGCCACGACGGGTACACGCAACCCGTGGTCACGTATTGGGATGAGGAACTCGGCAAGTACGTGATTGTGGACGGCTTCCACCGCTACACGATTATGCGGACAAATAAGGACATTTATGACCTGAACGGGGGTCTGCTTCCCATCGTCGTGATCGACAAGGACATCAACGACCGTATGGCCTCGACCGTCCGCCACAACCGCGCACGGGGTAAGCACTCCGTGGCAGGCATGGGCCAGATCGTGTTTAACATGCTCCGCAACGGGGCCTCAGATGAGGAGATCTGCAACGAGGTGGGGCTGGAGGCTGAGGAACTCGCCCGACTGAAGTACGTCACCGGGTTCGCGAAACTGTTCGAGAACGCGTCTTACGGGCAGGCGTGGGAAACGGATAAGCAGATCAAGATCCGCAAAGAGTACCTATCAGAATCCGCAGAACGTCCCGACATGGAGGCAAACGCATGAACCGGATCGAAACCGTGAAACTGGACACCCTCGTCCCGTACTGGCGGAACCCCCGCAAGAACGACCTCGCCGTAGAGAAGGTCAAAGCGTCGATTCAGGAATACGGCTACCAAGCCCCAATCATCGTGGACTCCAAACTGACCATCATTGTCGGGCACACCCGCTACCGGGCCCTCAGGGAACTCGGCTGGACAGAAGCCCCCGTCGTCATCTCCGACATGCCCGCAAAGAAGGCTAAGGAATACCGGATCATTGACAACCGGACCTCCGAATACGCGGAGTGGACCGATGACCTCTCCCTCGAACTGAAAGAGTTCACGAACCTAGAGTTCAGGGACCTATTCTTCCCCGACATCGAACTCGACCCCACCTTTAAGCAGTCCAGTCACGAGGTAACCCAAGACAAGGTGGACGCGATCGAGGCCCGCATCCAAGACGACTTCACTGCCGCCTCAGACAAGCGCGACGCCGAACCCCGCCTTAACATACCTTGCCCCTACTGCAACGAAACCATTACACTCCTCAGGAGCGACGTTATGAAGAAGGCATCATGGGAGTAAACAAGCCGCCCCGCTCCATGAACGGGTGCGCCGCCTTCATCCTCCTCGCCCTCCTCATCATCGGAACAGCCGCCACCCTCGGCATCGCCGTTCGCGTCTTCCAATGGATCACCGGCAACTAGAAAGGACCACCCCCCTAATGGCAGGCCGAAAGACCAAACTCACCGAAGAGGTCCTCAACCGCCTAATCGAAGCAATCCGGGCAGGTAACTACATCTACACCGCCTGCGCCTACGCCGGAATCCACAAAGACACCTACTACGAATGGCTAGAGAAGGCCAAAGCCGACGACGCGAGCCCCCTCCTAAAGCGACTTTCCGACGAAGTAGAAAAAGCCCGCGCTGAGGCCGAAATGCGGAACGTCCTCAACATTCAGCGGGCCGCTGGAGGCGGAACATGGCAGGCGTCCGCGTGGTGGCTGGAGCGATCCTTCCCTGACAGGTGGGGCCGCAAGACGGAGATCCTCGGACCGAATCAGGGTCCCCTGCAGGTTGAGGTGACGCGGGATGAACTGACGGAGCGGATTACGGCGCTCCTCACGGCGGTGGTGGAAGAGGATGAGTCTTAGGGAGGTGCTCGCTGAGGCGACGCCGCTGAAGCAGCAACAGGTCCTTGCCTCGTTGTCGCATACGGAACTGCTTGCTCTGGCAACCATGCTGGAGGGCGGGGTGGACCCCCGTTGGGCCCGCTACCGGAATGACCCGGTGCGGTTCGTGACGGAGGGGCTCGGGGAAGATGTCTGGTCGAAGCAGGTAGAGATCCTCGAATCCCTGAGGGATAACAAGCGCACAGCGGTCCCGGCGTGCCACGCCCCCGGCAAGTCTCATATTGCGGCTCGTGCCGTCGCGTGGTGGGTTGCTGTTCACCCTCTGGAGACCGTCAGGGTCGTCACGACCGCGACAACGTACCGTCAGGTCAGGAACATCCTGTGGCCCCATATTCGCCGTGTGGTGGCTAAGGCGGGCCTGCCGGGGGAAGTGCTCACGACGGAGTGGAAGATCGGGCATGAGACCGTCGCGGACGGGTTCTCCCCTCAGGACCATAACGAGGCGGCGGTTCAGGGTATCCACGCGGAGAACCTGCTCATTGTCGTGGACGAGGCGGGCGGCATTGGCAACACGATCGGCTCCGCTTTGGAAGCCCTCATGACGGGTGGGCACACAAGGCTCCTCCTCCTCGGCAATCCGCCCACTGACAACATGGGCTCATGGTTCGAACGGTCCTGCAACAACGGGCTCTACAACGTCATCCCGATCTCCGCTTATGACACGCCGAACTTCACGGGGGAGGCCGTTGGCGAATGGTCCCGCAACCTCGTGGATCAGACTTGGGTAGACGACGTGATTCGCTCCTTCGGGGAGGAGTCAGCGTTCGTGCAAGCCCGCGTCTATGCCCGGTTCCCCCGCTCGACCGCCTCCACTGTTCTCCCGATTCAGTGGGTTGAGGAAGCGATGAAACTGCAGGCGGACCCCGGCCCGATCCGGCTCGGGGTGGACGTGGCAGCGGAAGGCGGGGACGAGTTCGTCATCGCGAAGATGGACGGCATGACCGGCAGCATCACGTTCACGAACCGGGGCAACCATTCCCCGGTCGAGGTCGCCGGTCGGGTTCTGGAAGCGATCCACGCTGCGGAGAAGATCCACGCGGAGCGCGGCTACCGGGAGAAGGTCCGGGTGAAGATCGACGCAATCGGCGTCGGCTGGGGAGTCGCCGGGTTACTGGACGATTGGGGATCGGAGGGCAGGCACGGGTCCACGATTGTGCCCGTGAACGTGGCGCAAGCCGCTTACGATCGGGAGAAGTACGCGAACCAGCGGGCCGAAATGTGGTGGTCGGTCAGGGACCTGATCCAACCGGACGAGAACGGGGAGCAGATCCTCGCCCTCGACATTGACCATGCGACAGCAGCACAACTCGCCGCGCCCGCATACCGGGCAAATACGGGAGGCCGTATCCAAATCGAGTCGAAGGACGACATGCGGAAGCGTGGCATCGGCTCGCCTGACAGGGCAGAGGCCCTCCTATTGGCTATATTCGAGCCACCACACAGGGAGGTGCCTGACGTGGCCCCCCTGTCAATCACCGGACAGAACGGATGGATCTAGCGCATGGATCACGAGGGGTTCGTAGATTTCATCGCCGCGAGGCGCTGGCAGTTCGCTAAGACTATGGCAGCGATCCCGCATGAATACACGGTGGCGGCGTGGTATCCGAACCAGCGGGCCGCGTTCGATGAGGCGGTCATGTTCATCCGTGAGCACGGCTACGAAGGCAGGTTCTTCAGTAAGACGTACCTGTATTACGACGTGGACGGGCTCCAGTATTGGACAATGGGCAACCCGCTACCGATCACGAAACTGATTAACCGGGCCCTGAAGCGGTGAGGGTTTACATACAGGCGATCCCGCAACGGCACGGCTATGTTCAGGAACGCATATTTCCCGCCCTCGACTCCTGCCCCGTCGTCACGGAGACCCGCGTGTTTACCGATTGGGACCGGCATGGACCCCTCTGGAATGCCATGAGGATTTGGGCGGACATCGCTGAGGGGCAAGAGCCCGCGCTCATCTTGCAAGACGACGTGATCCTTCACCCCGATTTCACGGTCGGGCTACGCGAAATCCTCGAACACGTGTTCGAAGGGCGTATGGAGGCAGTGTCCCTGTTCGCTCCTCCCCGCAAGGTAATGCGGGAATGGTGGGAGCAAGGCCATAATTTCGTGGAGAACTACAAGTTCCTGTGGATGCCCGCGATCCTGTTCACGGCACGGTTCACGCGAGGGCTCCTCGATTTCGCGGCTCGGCAAGACACTCACCATGACGACACCGTGGTCGGCGACTATTCGAGGCTCTCCGGTATCCCAATCTGGAACTGCCTGCCGTCCCTCGTTCAGCATGACCTCGACGTGAAATCGAGCCTTGGAACAGGGGTGTCGTGCGGCGGGGTGCGCCGGGAAACCGTGACATGGGCGGAGACGGTCCCTGACGGCACCTACAGGGAAATCAGGTCGATTCGGTACGGGAGGCCCGCATGATTCACATAGGCCCGCATAGGCTCTCTCAGGGCTCCGTTATGGGGGAGCAGGTAGACGCCCTCATTGACCGGCCCATTCAAATCCTCTACAGCGACCCGCCGTGGGGAGACTCGTTGCTGAAGCGGTTCGCGACTGACACGGAGAAGGCGACCGGGGTCCGACCCGTGCAACCGTCCTATTCGGAAGTGTGCGCCCGTTACGCGGATCTCATCTCCCGTTACGTGACGGACTACGTGTTCATCGAAGTGGGGCGGGCTTCATGGCAGGAGATGTTTAACGCGGTCGCGCCCGTGCTGCATGACCCTGAGGCGGTCCCGTTCTGGTATGGCGCAGACATTCAGGCGGTCCTGATTTACGGCAGGCGCGGCGAAGGAGAGAACGCTCCATTCAGGGATCTGCACGGACTGAAGGGGCTCCCGTTTGTGAAGCATGTCCTCGGGTCGATTGCTCGTCCGGGGTGGACTGTCCTCGACCCCTGTTGCGGCGCAGGCTATACGGCGCGGGCGGCAGCAAGCATGGGGATGGTGTTTCGGGGGAACGAGTTAAATCCGGCGCGTCTTGCGAAGGCAGAAAAATATTTGAGAAAGATGACCGAATAGACTTGACGCGCCTCCCCCGTGCCGCTAACGTTAGGGGTGTGAGGCAGGCGAGGGGCCTGCCGGAGGGGAACAAAATGACCATCTCAGAACTGAACGAACTGACCCGCGAAGATCTCATCGCAATAGACAACGCGCTCATCATGCTCGCCCGCTACGAGCACGCCGCAACGAAGAACACCTCAGCGGCAGACGCAGCAACTAAGGCGCTGCACCGAATCGCGGTCCGCTACAGCCTCGTCTCCACGAATGGCGATTCTGCGGAGGTGGCGCGATGAGTCGCGAATGGGACACGACCGAATACGAGTGGAGCCACGGGCGCAAGCCACGTGGAACCGGCTCATGGGCTTTCGTCCCCGCCGACTCCATCTGGCCCGGAGAAATGCCCGCCGACGCAATCGCATGGGCATGGGGCACCTACGGAGACGCCAAGCGCGAGGTCGCTAAGCGTCACCCCGAAATCGACCGCTGGAAGGTGCTCTCATGAACCGGACAGTGAACGTCGCATGGCGGGCCTTCTCCGACCGCCCAATGATCGGCTATGACCTCGACGCAAACGTCACCTTCGAGGTCGAGACCGACCTAACCGACCTCGCGCTCTGCGAGCAGATCTTCAAAGAGACCAACCTGTACGAAGGCCCGATATGGGATCTCATGCAGCCGCTTCCCGAAGACCGAACCCACACGGCCCTCAGCGTCATCTTCGACAAGGGCGACCTCGTGACAATCGACGGCATCACCTACGAAGTCGCCGACATGGGATTCAGGAAGGTGACAGCATGACCATGAGCGAGATCCTGAAGGCGGCTTACGACCGCGCCTGCGCCGAGACGCAATCGAAGAAGCAAGCAGGGATTTGGGAGGGGGCCCGCCTTCGGGAACGGGACGCCTACGAGCAAGGCCTATGGGACGCTTGGAAGATCGCGGAAACGGAAGGGGCCTGACATGCCACTCGACATTCCGGCAATCAAAGAGGGCGATGTCGTTTCCTACGAAGACATGGCAAACCTGCGGGCCGAATACATCGTCGTCTCCCTTCCCCAATCGGGCGACCCGATGCAGCAGTTCGGGCTCCTGCAAGTCCTTCCGGGTAGGCTCATCATGAGCGACTGCAGGCAATACGGCTGGAACCTTGTGAGGAGGGCCAATGGCTAACCTGTACCGGGACCCGATGCCATGCGACCACTGGACCCAAGACGGGCAATGCGGGGCCCCTGAGACGCGCAGATTCCTGAACGGGTGGTACTGCCCCTCTCACACTCCTTACGCCCTCACGGGCCGCGAGGAGCCGAAGGGCACAAGCCACCTTTACACGCCGATCACGTCCGGGGTTCGGATCATGGATTGGGGCGACGCGATTAAGCAAAAGAAGCGGGCCCGGATCGACGCAAAGCGGCATAGGCAATGACGGCGAACGCTGACATGACGCCTAGTGACGGCGAAAGCCGACAACGTAACGATATCCGTAACGATAGCCACCTGCCGGAGTGCCCAGACACTGTGCAATGCGTCTACGACCAGAATGACCAGTGCTGGCTTGAGCACTCGCAGTGCATCTGTGAAGAACTCCATGCCTGCGAGCAGCGGGTGCGGCT